CAATATCAATAAATTTTTTAATTGAGTTAATAAATTTTTCAGTAGATTGGATTACTTTAAGAAGTCTATTTAATTGTTTTACTAATCTATTTTTACGGGAAATAATTCTAGCTAATTCTGCTTGAGTTGGACATGTAATTTGATTTTGTATATCAGAAATTTTTGGTGTTCCTTTAGCTATTAATTTATTAACTTGAGTAACTCCAAATCCCGCAATTAAAGTTAATATTAAAGGGATTAAACGACTTTTAACATTAATTATAGAAGTTGTTAATTTTTTTTGAAAAAAAGATGATGGTGATTTTATAGATTTAGTCAAACTGTTAATTTGACTATCTGTTAATAAACTAGAATCTATTTTATCTTGATCTAAACTTTTTTGAATTAATTGAAGTTGGATTACTCCTAAATTAGATTTAATAGTACCGTCTCCAAAATATGGAGTAAAATTTTGAGGGGTATATCCTTTTAAACTAACAGAAATACTTATTTTTTTATCTGAGGTTGTTTTTCCTTTAAGGATAAATTGCCCATTAATTTTTGAAGTGGTTTGATTTTGGTCGTTAGTAGATATTTTTGCTCCAGAAAGTTTTTTATTATTATTAGTAGAATCAACAATAATTCCTTCTATTGAATATTCTATTTCAATAGAAGAAGATACGGGGACTGGGATAGGTGGCTCTGGTGGTGGTGGTTCTGGTGCTAGTTTATAAAAATCATTATTGCCCGGACCAAATACTCCTGCCATTTCTGTTTCGAATTGAACTGCATCTTTTGCAGATTGTTGAGTAAAATTTATTTTAGCCCATACAGTTCTTTTAATAAAATAATTAACTAATGGTGGATCAACTAAATCAGCATATATGTCTACTATAGGATCACCATATTCTTCATTAGACGTTTTATATATAAATTTTTTTACTAAATAATCTGTCATAATATTATTCTACTTTTACTTTATTAGATGCTAAACTATCTAGACTAGCTTCAATTGTAGCTAATGCTTGGGTAGCAGTTAAAGATACTACATTTAAAGGACCATTAGGGATAGGAATACCAGCAGGATACATTTGATCTAGTTGTAAAACATTAGTAATACTTTTTAAAAGTGATGTAATTTGTTTTAAAGTATTTATTGTTTTATCTCCTAATAATACAGATTCTGTAGCTCTTTTAGATCCTAAATATAAATTAGTAGTATCTAATACTGTATTATTTCCTGTTAAGTTTATTTCATCTTCACAAGTTAAACCTATTGATTTTTTAGAACTTAATAATATGCTATCTTCTTTAGAATTTATTGATATTTGACTAGAATTTAATAAAATTTGAGGAAGGATATATTGTCCAGGAAAAGTTGGAGGTTTAAGCCATTTTTCTGATTTTTCAATAGATAAGTTATATGGAAGTTTTTGGGTAGAAGTTAAATAAATAGATGATAAATCATTATTTATATTTTCTGTTATTGGAATCCAACCCTCATCACTTACTTTAGAAGGTTGTCCATTTCTTAAAATAGTAATAGGATCACCATTTTCTCCCGAGTCAGACCAATTATTTTTCTTTTCGCTTTTAGACTTAGCTGTACTTCCAAAGCGTAAACTTTGTCCATGTCTTCCTTCTAATAAAGAATCTCCCATAAAAGGCAGTAATGGATGAATATTTGTTTTTTCTTTTTCTTTTTCGGGAAATGTGTTTTGTGATGGATTGGAACTATTTAAATCTATTTCTGTACTACCATCTGTAACTCTTCTAACACTTCCTGAGGTAGTAGTTGGGTAGTCTCTTGTTTGTTCTTCATCATTTAGTCCATCTAATACATTTGGATATGCATCGTGATGGGGGTGATTCCAAATACCTAATGGGCTCATATAAAAATATGATTCGTTTGATGATACAAACCCCATAGATTGGTTTGGTAAAGAAATCAATAGAACTATTTCATTTATTAATGGATAAGTTTTTAATTGAGCATCATAAGGTAATGCAAAATTTGGGTATGATTTAGTACCAGATTTATTTACAATTTCATAAAATATAGCTCCTATTCCATTCCATTGACCTACAAGTTCATAATATTTGTGATTTTCATCTAAAACAATATCTATTACCCTAGCCGCAACTACTTTTCCTTGAGCATTTGAAATTTTATTTTCAAGATTATTGTTTTGTTTAGAAGAACCAGCCCCACTAGTTGAACCTACTAAACCAAATTTCATTCCCATTAGTCCTTAGGATTAAATTTTTTAACTTCAGATAATAATTGTGCTTTTTCATCATCAGTCATACCAAAAGATTCTTCCTCTGATTTTCCAGAAGATAAAGCGCGTTGAGCTATATTAACCATTTTAATTAGTTGCTCATCATTTTTAATACCTAATTCCATATATTCTTTAATTAATGGAACAATTAAGGTAGCATCACCAATATCGTTAATTAATGGTTTTAATTCACCAATAAGTGCAGAAATTTGAGCTTCTTTTTTCTTTTGGTTATCGTAAATTTCTTTTAAGAGATCAGAAAATTTTTTCTTACCCCAAATGTTAGATTCTAAATTATTCATATGAATATTTTTGGGTATAAATATAGAAAAATATTAAAGTTTAAAATCTGTATATCCTTGTTCTAAATAAAACAAATAATTTTTTTTAAATATTCCGTATAAAGATGTTGCTATTTTAGTAATTTTTGGTGTTTTAGCATCTGGGACCATCTCATGTATATAGATGTAAAGGGCTTTTTTATTAAAGATGTCAATTCCCTCTCGTTTACGAAACAGCTCTAAAATTGCATCTGCAATCTTAGCATCATAAGGTTTAGGGAAGGTTTTATATATGTTTAAACTAACGAATTCAACGTATTCATCCATAAAATTAGATAAACGATCATTTGAAGATGATTGATCTAATGTATATGAATGAGTATCATCCTTTTCTAATTCATCCGTAGAAACTTTTTTAACTTTGCTTTTGTAGTTTTTATCGTTGTACAAAATACACCAACGTTTAACAATAGTGCCAAAGTAAGAATATGCTTTAGCCCCTTTTCTTGGATCAAACAAATGAATTTTTGAAAGTAAGAATACAATGATTTCATGTTGTAAATGTTCTAGATTATCTACCTCAGTATGGTAGAATTTGAAAGTGTGAATAATGTTTTGAGTAAGCTTAAAAAACGCATAGTGAATTTTTTCTTCATATATACTACTCCGGATTAATGGGTCAGAGGTATTATTATATAATACAATAGCGTCTTCTGTCTCTTGTGTAAAGTAATTTTTGCTTACTTTCTTTTTTGGAGACACTTTAGTTTGTTTTTCTGAGATTAAATTCATTGAGGATTTCCTGCACTTTAAGTATTGATTGAAATATAACCCCAACTTCATCGTCTTTTTCAAAAACTCCACCACGGTCTAACTCTTTTAATTTCTTACCAGAGATTTCAATGGTTCGAGATAAATTATCTAAATACGTTAGATAACCCGCAAGTATGTCTTCTTGCTTTTCATTTTTTTTAAGTAAATTAAAAGTAGTAAATCCTAGAATTACTACTAATGTTGCTAAAATGCATAATATAACTATCATAAGCTATTAAATATATTTTTTAAACCTTCACTTTTAAATGAACCTAAAGCTTTAGTTTTGGTTGATAATTTTTTAGACATGTTTGGTTTATTCCCCAATGTAAAATTAGTATTTTGCTTATCCACGGACTTTTTACCTTCTTTTAATCTAGGTAACCATTCACGTTCAAATTCAATACGTGCTGCCATTAAATCGGCCTGATGTAGGATAAAAGGTAAAGATGTTCTAGGTTTTTGCTCTGGCATATAAGACATCAAATATTTTTCATTTGCTTTATCATATAAACCATCATGTGTCTGAATAGCAATCATCTCGTTAAATGTATAAGATATACCATGTGATTGAAGTAAAAATAAACCTCTATCGGGAACTGAAGCAAATGGAACTTTAGTATTGAACATATAATCCTCTCCTAATTTTTCACGTCTCCAATTATCTGTCTGGGGTATATAAGAATCTTCATCTTCACTCCCCATTTTACCTAAATCATGATTCAGTGCTGAAAATACTAATTCTTCAGTTGTAAATGTAGACATGTCACATCCTTCTTCTTCCCATAATGTAGCCTGTTTAATAGCACATCGAATAACGCGTAAAACATGTTCTACATATCCTCCGGGGAAAGCGTTATGGTATTCTTTTTTATGCGCAGCAGGCATTAACATTAAACGTTCTGAATATTGATCATAAAATGCTAAAATGTTTTCTTTACGTGGTTCGGAAATATATTTTTCAATATAATCCATTAATTCAATCCAATTTTCTTGGATTTGTTCTGGGGTTAGGTTCATAACTTTTATTTATTAATTTATTAATTTTCTCTTTCAACAATTGATTGAGCATCTTCTCTCAATTCTAATACTTCTTGTAATACTAATTTTGCTTTTTCAAGATCTCTTTCGTTCAAAGCATTTCTTAAAACTTTTAATCGGTTTTCAATAGACTCCATCCGTCTCAATAATAATTCTTTATTTTTCATTTTATTTTATTTTATTTTATTTGATTATTTAATTTTTATCTATATATTTCAATCATTTTAAAATCAAAATATGATTAAAGGTAATAACTTTTTTTTACTTAGCCAAGCATTTTTCAATAAAATCTTGTATTTTTTTAAGAAAAGCACATTTTTCGTACTCTTCGGTACTTTCAAAGTAATTAATAGACAATTTTACCGCAACAAGAAACTCATCACTTGCATAATTACTTAAAGCAAGTTTCCATTCCTTATTTCTAACTTTACAACCTTGAACCCAATAATATGCTCTTGTATACATCATATATTCTCCAGCGTCATCAACCCCTTTCATATCTAATTCAGGATCAGATTTAGAAAAGAATTTCAAAACTTGCTTTTTAAATACAGTACCATTCATGATTAATTTTTTAAACATACCAAGTTTAAAATGAGGAGAATCCTTATATTCACTTATATCCTCTAAAATTTTTCCAGTTTCTTTATTTATTCCATCATCAGGGAACCCAAACATAGCAAATATTCCATTAATTGACATACTTATATGTATATATTATTTTAAAATTAAATCCACGTGTTAACATGTTGATTAATCATAAATAAAT